AAATCTCTGCATCTTTTGATTCATGAGACATCTTGGGCTTATTTATCATAATCTGCCAATTGCCCCCATATCTAATCCCATATGGAGGATCCATGTAAACGCACTGAACTTTTCCTGACATACCCTCGCGTTTAATAAGCGAGTTCATCACGAGCAGGGAATCACCTTGAATAAGGCGGTTCTTCCAATCGGAATTGTGGCGATAGTATTCTGCCACACGTTCCAACTCATCGTCAATTGGGTTGCTGAGTTCATCACCAAACAAGTTTGGTTGGTTGTTATCCTCTTTCGTTCTGTATAAACGATCAATGAGGGTTTCCGGTTGAATATCTTCGTGAACGTACAACGAACGAATGTCAACTTTTAAATCAGTTGATTGAGTCTGTTCATCATCATTTTTGTATTTCCCGAGCCAATAAAGCTCCGGGTCTTTACCGCGTTCAAATTCATTTTTGAACGTTTGGTAAGCAGCAGTTTTCTCTTGTGAAGCAATGACAGCAGACTCTTCACCGGCAAGTTCACTTGTCGGGATGGCGGCACGTTTGTTCGCAGGATGCTTAATTGCGTCGGTTGGTTTATTAATTTCGTTCATAGCGATTGTATTTTCTGGATGAGTAGAGGCTTGATGTTTGCGATGTCAGAAATTTCGATAAAATCCCAACGACCATATTTGCCAAGATTGTTGGCGGCAGGAATCCAATAGTTATTGGTATAGAATCGTTTTTCTTCCTTATAGTTGGTCGTGTCATTAGAAAAACCGGAAATTTCGATGATAAGATTAACGGTTTCTCCGTTATCAGTTTCAATAACAGCAATAAAGTCAGGAATATAATGTTTTTCTTGATTCAATACCTCATAAGGGATTCTAAACTCAAGGAAACTATTCTTGACGTATGCTTTTACGCAAACAAGCTCTTCAAGTGTCTTTGCAGCAATCTGCTCCCAACTGTCAGTATCAGCTACAACATAGTTGACATGGCTTTTGGTGGTTTCCCAAACATTTTTAGTTGTGCTGCCGAAAACGTATCGAGTTGAGCCTTCAGGATTGTAATGGCTCAAAATACCAACGATGCGTTCACTGTCTCTGTTGGCTTCTTTAATGCCGGCATAAATGCTCGCATTGACTTGACGTTCATTGAAGAAAAGCACAAGGCGACGTTGTTCATCGGTTCCATTGCCTCCAATGAACTCTATTTGATTGTCATACCACAACTGCACCACAGCCTTTAATTGTCCAAACTTATGAAACAATAGTTTCCCGGATTCATCTCTGTATTTTTCGCTCATCAATCTTCGAGTAAGCTCATATACAACTTGGGCATCGCGCAGCGTCTTATAGTCTGAGCTAAGCACTTCAGTGCGTTCTCCAATTGGAGATTGCAGCCAAGTCTTTTGCGGAATTTGAGTGAAGTCGAGTTTGAACTTGGGTACATCATCATATTTGGCAGTGATAACGCTATTGAGAGTTTCACTGCGATAGCTCTCAATGTTGGGAAATTTGATTTCAAATTCGCGACGTTCTTTGAGAGCCTTAATGATTGTAGTAGGTTTCGGCGCAACCGGAGGCGCAGCAGTACCACCCTTAAATGTTTTGAATGGTACGCCTATTATGTGTGCATATTCAGGTTGGAATTTATGCACAATATTTTCCGGTTTATAGCGGTATAGGTCGCGAGTCGGTATCTCCTTGTTGGTGCGGGCATCGTATGCGACAAGGTCGTAATTACGGCGACGCAATGCACGCCCGGCAACTTGCTCACAAAGCAATTGAGAACCAAAAGCACGTACACCGCAAACGTGTGTAACTGTGTTGGCATCCCATCCTTCAGTGAGCATTGACACAGATACCACACACCGAATATGTCCGCCCAAAGTGCCCGGTTTACCAACTGTATTAACTACTTCACGGAGAATATCTCCGTCTGTGAGGTTGTCGGCGCTACCGGCTCCATGTGTGATAGCATATTCACGTTTAAATTCAGCGATCTCATCTTGGAATACTCGCTTAAACTCTTCGTTGATTGTTGCACCGGCATCGTCGATGGCTGCGCTATCAATGAGCAGTGAAGGCAGTCTCTGCTTCGGAATATTGTTGGTAGAATTTGAGAATATTGGGAAATGACCATCTACATAAATGGTGTTTCCATTTTCGTCGGTAGTCGGATATCCTGCTATGTATTTGAAAACTTCTTTTGAAACTGTTGTGTTGTTGCAGACAACAATAAAGACCGGAGGTGCTGTGAATATGCCAACTGCCGCTTCACCTGCTTCACGCATACCCTTGTCGTATCTTTTGTAATCTTCTACGAATTGATCAAGAGCGATGGAAAGCAAATTCGGTAAATTTGGCGCAGCTTCAAATGAAGCGTCAGGTACTTCTTCTCCATTGGCGGCAGCTTCTTTGGCGGCTTTTTTAGCACCTCGCTGACCTTTCTTTGGCAATTCCTTAGAAATCTTCTCATAGATGTTGCGAAGTACAGGCTCGTCGAGTTGATGGGTGTCGTCCATTGACGGCAAGAATGGAATCTTGACGAGGCCACTTTCAATCGCCTCTACAAGACCAAAGTCCGAAACGACCCATGGGAAAAGTGAATATTCAGGATAGCCTGAACCTTTAAGATAATATGGAGTTGCCGACAAGTCGTAAACTTGTTGTACCTTATATCCTAACTTCTTCATTTGGCGCAGTCCTTCATACCACACCATTGCTTTCTTGTTCTCTTCCTCTCCTTCAGCGGTTTCTTCATCGCGTTTCCCGCGGCCCTCTTTTTCGCGAGGTAGATAACAGTGGTGCGCTTCATCGTTGATTACGATGAAACGTTTATTCTTTTTACCCGGTAATAATCGAGATAGAACAGTTGAGAAGCTCTCTTTATCAGACTGCTTCTGCATTACACCATCCTTATAAGCCATTTTACCGTCAAGCGGACTTGCTTTCTTACCGGTGTAAACCTTTGGCTCAAATTGGTGGTAGTTCGTTATTGTGATAGCGCTATTCAACCCACCAAGGACTTTTTCATATTGTAATGGAATAAGTCCTCGCTTATGATAATAATCTTTCTTCTCGTTTTTATTAGGAGTAGTTTCATCTATAAATAGTACGCCAAGACGGTCTCGAATAGTGATGCCCGGAGCTACAAGTAGAAATTGGTCGGCAAAACGCGTGTCCTGTGGATACTCACGTTTGTTAAGGTAATGATACAGAATAAACATTGCCATAACAACTGTTTTACCCGTGCCGGTTGCCATCTTAAATGCGGTTCTTGGCAATATATCTTCCCATTGATCTGAAATGGTTTCGCGTCGTTCGTCAAGCTGATGGAGTATGTTGCGACCAAGGTTAGGATCCTTGTCTGCTACCTCATTCAGATATACAGCAGTTTCAACAGCTTCCTGTTGGCAGAAGAATAGTTTTTCAAAATTTTGTCTTTCAGGGTTATTAAACCAAAAATTTAATAGCTCTCTTGTAATTCGGGTAACAGAGGGATATCCTTTTTCACGCCACGATTTAACCTCAGCTCTAATGCCATTGATAAAATCAGCATTGGCATCATCTGAGATTATATCTTCAGCGTTAAACAGCGTGGTTGAACCGGAGCGATTTGGCGTAATTCGAATATTTGCCATGTAAGGGCGACGCCCCTCCAGCACAGAATTATAATCGAGGTTGCCGTTGGCATCCACGTTATAATGATATTTCGGTTCCAGATACGGATTGTTAAGTATCGGGTTGTCGTTCTCTTTCATGTCAAAAATTTAAAGCAAATTACTTCACTTGTTCGTCAAGCATATAACACCGGAAGAACAAGCGAGATTTCTGTTGAAGTTTTTAGGCTTATGCACTGTGTTATTGTAGCATAAGAGAAATTCGTCAGAGTCAGAGGCTCCTGTAGCCACAAAGTTAACATAAATTTTTTAATTAGGCGGCAAGATATACAAAGAAATAGTGGATATTTATTTGCGATATTTTGGCTGTTGTGCCTAATCGGTTACTATAGTGTTGCTTAGTGGATGCAGACTATTGGAGCGCACGCATTTTGAGATGTTTCATGATTGAGCTTATTTTGGGGTGGCGTGGAAGATTTGGGCGAGTTTGTCTTGGGCGGACTTTGAGAGGAAGCTCTCTGACGGGGACATGGTTTCGATGTCCTCTTTGTCAAGGAAGTCGAGCGACCAGTTGGGCACTACGACGGGTCCGGCCGAGTTGAAGAGTATAAACGCGTTGCAATCATCGACTGAAGCTACTGCATCTTCGCCGACAAAGTAAATTGCGTCGTCGCCAATGGCGCCAACAGTGGTGAGGTAGAGCACGGTGTCGTTTTCGCGCTTGTGCATGAGAACGACTTTTTCGCCTTTCATTGGCAGCACTATGCGGCGTTCTTGCCAAAAGCCCCAACGTTGATAGATGAATCCGTTTGTGAGCAGCGAATTTTGGATGCCACTAAATTCATCGTCCGAAACAATCTCCAAAGCACGGTAACGAGCTGATGGCTTGGGGTTCTTGCCATAGCGTATAATGGTGATGCCCAGGCGTTCGGTGTATGGAACGTGGCGGTTGAGTTCGGTGATTTCTGCACCAACCTGATAGCCTTCGTCCATCATGGCGGCAAGTTCTTCGTTCTCGGAGCGAGGAATGTAGCCGAGAATAAAGTTGAAGTCGAACGACTCCGGTTCTTCGGGGTTGTAGTCGTCGGCAAGAGCAACGCCGATGGCATTCTTGTCGTACTTGTTGTCGGGCTGACGAACGAGCGCCAACTTTGTTCCAATGCAGAGTTCGTCCCAAATATCGTCGATATTATGGAACGATATGCCGGCAACATAGCAGAAACGATATGGCTCGCCGGACTCGTCATCTTCTTCGTCGTCATCAATAATCTCATCATCTTTAGGCGGTCTCGGCATACCTTCAAGTTCAGGTACATCTTCTATATTTCCATCAATATCATCTTCAGGTGGCGTAACATCGCCTTCGAGGATGTGAATATCTTCCTTGGGGCCGTAAGCTGGGACGCCACCTAATCTTATTGGTTGTTGTGGCTCATTTTGCTCTTCAGTTTCGACTTTCTCGAACACGTCAATGTTTTCGATGCCACGTTCTGTGAGCTGACGTTGAAGGTCGCGAAGTTCGGCATCGCACACCGGACAAGTGCCCGGGCAGTCGCCCTCGTGGTGGCACTCTCTCGGCTCGTATCGCAATCCATATTGATCGGCAACTTGCCGACGGATGTTGCGAAGGAAATCACATTTATCTTTACCTTTGCTCATGGTTTTCAGAATTTTGAGTTGTGAAACGAGATGGTTTCTCTATGTAATCAATTACGCGCACGTTAGGGTATCCCATTTTACGCAGAAGAGTAGCACATATTTCAACATCGCTCTTGACGGTAAATTTGGGGATGACAGGAATTTTCAGCAGTACTCTTTCGCTGTTTACTGCGTGTTTAAGATGCTCTAAATTATCTAACATTACCGTCATTGAGCCTCCGGTATAGTCTTTGTAAACGTCTCCAAACAATGATTTGATGTCAATAATCCAATTGTCTATTGCGGTAGATAAGTCTTCAATGATTTCGCTATTGAAGTATAGCGAAGTCTCAATGGTGATTCGCCATGCCGGGTCGCAGATGCGACGAAACTCGTGGATGAAGTTGGCATATAATCCAGGTTCACCGCCGCCGAAGCATACGCCTCCACCGGTTACCTGAAAATAGATATTGTCGACTTTCACACGGTCGTACAGCTCTTGAGGTGTGAGCAGCATGATGCCCTCGCGCGGTGTCACGCCATCGGCTTCAAAAACCGGTTCATGGCAACGGTCGTTAATGCAATATTTGCAACGAAGCGGACAGCCCATGAACGTAACCAGTGTGGTTACTCCCGGACCATCTATGCCCATTCGCAAACGGCTGATTGCGAATATCGGTGCTCTGTTTTCGGTATTAGTCGTTTCCATGTTTTGCAGTTTACTTGGTGCAAAAATAAGCGGCAGGTGGGCAAAAATCAGGCACTACCAACGTAAAAGATGTTAATCGTCAGATTCTCGGTGGTTTAGGTACCAATCATCGAGTTCATCGGGCGTAAATTCGCCGGTATCCTCGGGGAAATCGTTCTCGATGTCAATGAGAATTTCGTTATAGTTTTCAACGTATTCGTGGGCGAAGGTATTGATTTCTTGCGGCTCAACCTGGTATTTTTCTTGAGATGGATTGAAGCTGATCCAATCCATCGAGTAAGGATGGTAGATGTCGTAGTCGGCATACTCAACGGTATCCTCCAGCTCGTCAGGCTCTTTGCCGTTGCCGGGGATGAGTTTGGTTGAATAGTCTTCCATGGAGATGCCAACGTAGGCGTCGTCAAACTTGTCGTCGCCAAGCTTCAGGATTTGCTCAACGGTCTTGATTATGTTGTTAGTCAGTGTAACTACCTCACTGTCTTTGTATTTATAATTCATGAGAAGATTATGGTATTGATTGGTTTCTTGCAAAGTTAAACAAAATATCAATACAAACCTGATTGTGAATAAATTAATTTATACTACTCCGGAGGTGGAGAGCGAGAAGGAGTCGTGGAAGGGGAATTTCTCCGCGCCGATGTAGAGGGTGTCGAAGGCGTCGGTGCCGTCGGTGCGGTGCTCGAGGAGGGCTTCTTCGCTCTCGGCGAGCTTTTCGCCTGACTTGTCTTTGCGGAAACCGTTGCGCCCGCGGCTGACTCCTGCCGACTGGATGGCAAGAATAAGGTCTTCATTGTTAGAGCGGTTGAAGAACGGCATGAGGCGCTGCTTGCCGGCAAAGCCCTGGTTGATGAGAAGATACTTTTCATCGTGGCGCATCGGGTTGCCGAGATAGACCGGTTCCACTTGCCAACCATGTTTTTCAAATTCGTGGATTACTACCCAGCGAAAATCTTGCTCGTTGACGGCATAGTTTGAGCCGAGAGCGGTGGCGTCGTAATAAAACACAACGGTTTTGTTGCGATGGTCGCGGTAGTAGTCGCAAAAATCGGCAACGAGTGCCGGGATTTTGCGCTCGAATTTCACATAGAAAGATTTGACTACGTTGAGCCGACGCTCACGCGGTTGCCCCGCAACAATCCAGTTGATATTTGCATTGTAGTCCATACCGATGCAAATTGGAGCGTCAGGGTCAACGTCACCGTCGCTTGTTGAGTTAAGAGCTGAGGGTGAAGAGTTAAGAGGGCTGTCAGCCAACTTCTTAAACTCGGCGTCGAGGGTGTCAAAGTTCGAGGCATCGTACTTGTGAGCTTCGCGCATCGAAGAATAAAAACCGTCTTTGGCGATTCCGATCCTCTGACAAAGGATAGAGGTTTGGAATGTCAAAGGCGTAAGGTCGCGCTTCATCTGCTTGATGTAGTTTTCACCAAGCAGTTGCAGGTTTTCTATTGAGGAGTATTCCTTATAGTAAACAGCAACGGAGCGCATCTTATTGAGGTTAGTGTCGAGGCGACGGAGGTAGCCTTTCAGATACTCGGGAACGGTTTCGCCACGATTGTTGAGTTGGCGGATCCGTTCCTTTGTTCGCCAAATTTCATAGACCGTACCCTCAATAGTTTTTATCAGCTCGGCATCCATCTTGTCGCGATAATGCAAGAACCAGGAGCCGCGCTGCGTCTGCGGCATATCGCTCAATATCATTATTGAGTGATTGAACGAGTGATGCCCGAAGTAAGATTTAATACCGCCGTTGGCAGGCAGTGTTTCATCTTTGAGTTTCTGATAGTCAATGAACTTAGCTTCATCGACAAGCAGCCACGAGAGAGTCAGAGAGTTTGACGAGCCGGGACGGTCTTGCGAGATGATGATGGCGCAAGAGCCGTTGTAAAACGATATGACGTGTTCATAGTCGCTCGGTTGGATTATCGGTTGCTTGAACGATTTGGGCTGTTTTCGACCAATCACGTAATGCACACCGTTTAGAAATCCCCAACGTTTCCAAGCAGCGAGCAACCCCGGGATGGTGTTCGTCAGACCGTGCTTGAAAGTCGGCACACAGATGCCGCCTGTGCTGCCCGGCATACGCTGCATATTGCGAAGCACGAAAGGCGCGGCGATGGAGTCCGTCTTACCTGTACGACGGCCGGCAACGATAACGGTGGTGTTGGCGCCGATGAGTTGCGTCAATCGCTGTGGCTTGTTGAAATATACTTCATTTGACTTATTCACAATAAACTGAAATTTAAAACGTTGATTGTATAAAAATACAAATTAAGCAATCATGAAAGATAAGTATTTTATTTTAATTATTGGATTAGTTGGATCTTGGATAGCCATATCGTTAAAGAAACATATGGAGAAGAAAATTTCCAACATTCTGCTTTTATACGTTATCTCTTATGGCACAGCTGTAATCTTTCTTGTAATTGCGGTCCTTTTATATTATGTAGTATTTAGGAGGTAACATCATTGTTAGTTCCCCTTGAAGGGAATAGCGTGTCAAGTTCGAGGTCAACTTCCTCGAACTGAACATCCTCAATATCAATGGTCTCGGCACGGTACTTTTGTATCATAGCCGAGATTTTTTCTTGTATATTTGGGATTGGCTCGATGCCGAGAACACGTGGGTCGTCGGTAGCCGTGAACGGTTGCGGTACAATCATCTCGTAAGGCATTGCTTGTTCATCTTCCAGGTCAACGCGGTTGTGCTTGGCATAGGATGACGCAGCCCGTTCCATGGTCTTCGTGTCCTTGCGCTTCTCCGCCATTTTGTAAGTGGCGAGAATCATCTCATTGTAACGCCAGCGGTGGAAATCGCGGCTTGCGGTGGCAAGTGTAGGCAGCAGCGTTTTGCATATTGCGAGATCGCTGTAAGCCGTTACACGAGAAATGGGATGGCGCTGCATGACCTCGGCAACGAACTCTCGGTCGGTTGCGTCGGGGTTAGAGATGAACCAGTTGTACATCTCACGCACACGCAACACCTTCTCCACAATGATTTGCGGATAGCGCTGCGTAAGCTCGTCCTCTTTGGTGAAGAGGTCGGCACGGCAAACTTCTATGGCACTTGGTGTACTCACAGCATTGTAGTTTATTGTTCATAGTTCATTGACTGCTACCCTACTCGTCATCTTCCATGTCGAGAAGGTTGCGATGGGCATTTTCAATGGCGAGTGGCGAGCCGACTTGGGCAAGCATCATCTCTTGAGAGTGAAGCTTGACCTTCGATGCGGCTTTGCCACGTCGATAGGCTTTCGACACGTCTGTTGTGCGGTCAGCAATGTCTGAACGCAACACATCAGCCGGAATATCGAGTATTACGGCGATGTCGCTTATCTTCAAATAGATGGCAGCAAATTTTTCAATCTGTTGTAATACGGTCTCTGAATAAGTCATTTAGCGGAACGGAATGATTGGTGATTAAATCGTTGACTTGAGCAAAAAGATTGTCGAAAATTGCCGGGTCGGTGCTGATGAAAGCAGACTCGGCACGGTTGCCTCGGGTAAGGTTCTGCGAGGTAACAACGGAAACATTGGTG